GCATCGATGTTATGGAATGCAGCAACGTCTTGAGCTAACTCAGGAGACCATTGAGCTCTTAATTTTCTTTCAGAAACAGAAACTGTAACTGATTCAAGGTCGAAAGAAACTTCACCGATTTTGTCTTCGAATTCAAGCTCTTCGTATCTTCTCCAAATAGCAGTGAAAGAAGTTGCAGAAGCCGCAGAGAATACAGTTGCACCAGTGTAACCATCTAAAGAAGATGAATTACAATCAGCACAAATTGGACAAGAAAGGTCAACTTCTAATAAGATACAACCTTGAGGATCACAGATACTATCGAAAGTACCACCATTTGCATTAGGACTAGCACCATTAAACGTTGTTTGAACTCTTGTAGATGTTGGGTTAACGATTGATTTACCATATTGTTGAGTAACAACACGGAATAAAAGTGGAGTACCAGCAGTTACTGGACATGGAGTAGATGAAGCGGAGAATGCAGATGTTGCAACGATTTTAAGGTCTGCTAAGAATGTTTCAGAATCAACCTCAGCACCATCAGGTCCGATAAGTTTACCCCATCCTTGATAATCATTCCATCCACAAAGTTTCATCAATACTTTTCTAACATTACGTTGAGTTGTAGTGAAACCAGTGTAGTCAACAAGAGCACCATTAGACCATTGAACTAATTGAGTATTTTGAGTAAGAGCTGTCCAACGACCTTTTGAATAGTCAAAAAGTCCAGCTGGATTTAAGCCAGCTTCATTACCTTCGTAGAATAAATCATAAAGATTTTTAGCGTAAGCGTTTGAACCAGTATAACCAGCGTTAGGGTCACCAGGATAAGCACCTGGGCTACCTACAGGAGAATAGTGCTCACCTGAATAAGAACTACCACCATCAGGAGTAGAACCTGAAGCTCCCTCATAACCTTGGATTTTAGGTACGAAGTAGAACAATTTACCGATAGGTAAGTTCATAGCTTGTACAGATACGATATCGTTAGCTAACAATTTAGAGAAAACTCTTCTTACGATAGGGAATACAACTGTTTCGAAAGATCCAGAAGATCCATCAGAAGTTGCTTCGTTAATAAGGAAAGAAGCTTGGTTTTCATATAACTGAGCTACGTTTTCTTTTAGGTGGCCTTTAAGACCTTCAAGGAATCCTAATCTATCCCATTTGTTAATAGTATCTTCTTTGATAACTTTAAGGTGTTTCAAACCAATGTTACCAACAAGACCCGATTCTAATAATGCTCCCATTTTGTATTTGTTTTTGTTTTTAGCGAGTTTATTGATTTATTATTTTAATTTTGACATTAAATCCTTCATTCTCATAAATTGAGGATTTTCGTATGTCTTAGATTCGATTAAGTTTACAGCTGAACCAGTTGAAGGTGTTTTTTGAATTGATCTTTCAACAGATTCGTTAACTTGTTGTGTTGACGTATTTGATAATTCGTCTTTTATTACTTTATAAAGATTTTTAGATTCTTTAAGAGTTTCAACACCATCAAATCTTTTCAGAATATTAATTTTTTCTTGTTTTGAAGTTGAGTGTTCAGTAAACAATCTTGTAGCATAAGCTAAGTTTGAATTGAAGATTGCAACTTCATTAAGTTTATTTCTGAAAATGTTTAATGCTTTTCTGTACTCTTCATTTTTTTCTCTAAGAAGATTAAATTCTTCAGTGTCAATAGATTCTTTTCTGATATGACGTGGAGCTGCTTTTGGTTTTGGTAAACCTTCTCTACCCCAATATTTTCCGTTTCCTAAAGTACGTGAAGCCTCTTTTGTTTCCATTTTCTTAGGCATTTTCATCATACCTTCTTTGGATTCGGCTTTTTTCATTTTAGGTTTGATTTTGAACTCACCATCTAAATTTTCACCTTTACCATACTTGAAAGAGTTAGCACTACCAGTACCCATTGTAGTATCAGCATTAGTTTTAACAACCTTGAATCCACCTTCCATATTTGGTTTACCCGAAATTTTATATGATTTTGCATCACCAAAATCCATACCTTTTGGTTTCATAGATTTTTTTGATTCCATCATATAATCAGCATCATCATCGATTTCCAATTCGTATTCTATGTCCATATCTTCCATGTCCATTTCATCTTCATCTTCCATTGATAAATCCATACCATCTTCCATTTCTACTTCGTAGATAGTTTCTTCCATCCCGAAATCTTCAAATTCATCTTCTTCTTCCTCTAAAGAATAATCATCCATTTCTTCAGACATTTCATATTCTTCCATAGTGTCGTAACCTACCATTCCTTCATCATACATTCCATAGTCTTCTTCTTCCATAGAAGCGAAATCCATATCACTTTCACCAACAATCATATATTCTTTGTCAGTTTCAGAGTCTTTAAGATTAATGTTACCTGATTTATCTTTAGTAACAATAATTTCATCTTCAGGGCTTAAAAGTTTGAATACTTTTAGAACTTGAGAAGTTGGTTGGTCAGTGAGGTCTATTGTATCCACCTCCATATCAGGTTCTGACATATCCATTTCGTCTTCATCTTCCATGTCCATTTCGTCTTCATCTTCCATGTCCATGTCATCTATGTCCATTTCATCTTCGTCTTCCATTTCCATTTCGTTCTCGTCTTCCATTTCGTCATCACCCTCAATCTCGTCATCTTCTTCTTTGAGAGATTCTTTTACCAAGTCTTTGATTTCTTGTCTCATAGTAGAGGCAAGTATTCCTTTTGCATTTTCAGCAACAGCTTCTTCTAAATTTTTCATTTGAAGTATTGCTTCTTCAACTAATGATTTTTTTTCTGTCATTTTGTTTTTTATATATAAATATATTAGTTTATTAAAAAAATCTTTTGTGATACAATTACAGTACACAAAAAATTAGTTTTTAGGTTAACAATAAATATCATAGTATGAATAAAAAAAAAGGATACCCTTTTTTGGATATCCCTTTTTTTATTTTTTTTGACTTTTTGTTACTCAATTACTTCATCTATTTTACTCTCAACAATTGCAGTAATTCTCCAATCCATTGTGTAGTGTTCATAAATCTTGGTAACCTTTGCTTCAACGTCAGTTGGATTGTAACCTAAAACTAATTTTTCAAGTTTAATCTTTTTTACTTTACCAGTGTCTTCATCAACTAAATCTTCAGCAATTTTAGCCACGAAGTATTTTTGTCCATCTTCCATTTTACTAATATTTTTTTGGTTTAACTTAATATCCCAAATAATCGTTTAATCTTTTCATTAAGTCAAGAGATTTGTTTCCAAAATCACCAACATTTCTTTCCATAGCAATTCTTTTATCTTCCTCTAAATTTTCTGAGTACATATCTCTATCTTCTTTATTTAAGAAAAGATAGGCACCAGGAGTAGATGGGGATGATACTAAATCGAAACAAATTAATTCAAAATCATCTTGTACCTCATTTTGTTCACCAACTTTTTTAAGAGAACCAACACCACGAGATGATATTCCAAGTGTAACACCTTGTCTCAAATAATTCGCAGCCATATCACCTTTAGTTGAAACAATCCCTCTTTCGTGGAATCCTGGTGAAGTCAATAACTTTAGTTTACCCATTAATATCGGACCTTCCCACCATACTTCAGTTATTATGTGTGATACTCTATCTAAGTCAATTAGAGAGGATTCTGGGTGGTTTAATTCGGATAGAGAAGTTCCCTTTTGAATCATTTTTTTATAATTCTCAGCTTCTCTTTTCAATATCTTTTCAGGATATATTCTACCATTTCTGTTTGGTGTATTATATTTCTGTAAAACCGCATAAAATTCAAAAGGTTTTGAATAATCCAAAAAACTTTTTTGTTCCATTATATAGGAGTTCATTTCACTTTTTGGTGACACCCACCCATCGTTTTCAATTAAAATACCTTTTCCAGTTTCACCAGGTTTAATTAATCTTAAATTCATCTTTGTGTTTTTTCTTAATAAATATTAAAGTTTTTATATTTATTAATCATTATCCCCAACTTTACAATTTTTAGTCAGTGTGAAAGAGAAGTATGGATTTCTACTAAAATTTTCTGTGATGATTTTTTTTGTCAAATCTTTAAGACTTTCTCTCAAAATTGTTGATTTGAAATCTAATGTTTTGTCAATTAAATAAAAATTTATTTCTAAATTTAGGAAGGATTTTTTGTTTGGGGCTAAACCACTTGCTCTCAAATCTAAGTCGACAATAAAGTTTTTCTCGAATAATTTTGTATTTATATGGTTATAAATTGTGTGTTTTATTTGTCGTGATAAATTTAATACAATTCGTTCCCAATTTTCGAGTTCATCTTTAGGTTCAACCCACGTTTGTAAGTTAAGATAGATTGATTTTAATTCGAAGGAGTCTGTCGTACCATATACCACTTTTGTTGTCTTAAATCCTTGAATCTTCGAAGTTTTACCTTTTTTCATTCATAATATTTTTTTAAGTTTATTCTTACGAAAAAAATAAATAATTATATAGTAATAGTCAAAAAAATAATTTTTAATAAAAAAAGTATGTTAATAGTAAATGTAGACAATAAAACCCCTATTGAAAAAGCCTTGAAACTTTTCAAAAGTAAAGTCATCAAAACTAAATTGATGACAGAGTTGAAAAAAAGAAAAGAGTTTACGAAAAATTCGGTTATGCGTAGGGATGAACTAAAAAAAGCTATCTACTCACAAAAATACAAATCGAATGAAAACGACTAAAGACTTTCGTTAAGATTTTTAAGCTTGAAGAAAGTTAGTTTGTCAAATTTTTCGTTTTTAATTTTGGAGATAGTTTCCTCTATTTTGTTTGATGTATCTTCATCAG